ACTTAGAAGAACCACAAGAGCAGAATAGGATCGCAACTTTTGGCTTGTACGATTTGAAAGAAGAGACAGAACAAAAGTTTTATGAACTTGAGGGAGTAAGAGAAAAACACTTTTACTTTACTTTTAGTGAAGAAACATTGAGTGAAACAGGCAATGTTTTGGATTTAGTATCTCGTAAATTGGATAAAGCACAAGAAAACGACTTTCAAGAAGTATCTTATGGATTTTTCCCATCGGGATATACTGTTGACAAAGTGTACATAATGTACTATACTAATCATATTCAAAGCGAGACAGGAAAATCACCTGTCTTATAAAAGGAGAAAATAATATGGCTATTGATTTGAGTAAAATGCGAGCGAAGCTTCAGGCTTCAGAGGGAAAGGCAAAGACTTCCACAAAGGATCTCTTTTGGAAACCACAAGATGGCGAGAGTGTTATTCGTATTGTTCCGGATGCAGACGGAGATCCCTTTAAGGAGTATTGGTTCCACTATAATGTGGGGAATAATCCAGGTTTTCTTTCACCAAAAAAGAATTTTGGAGAAGAAGATGTGCTTGACGCATATGTTCGCAAGCTATTCAATGATGGTACAGAGGAAAGCCGCGAAGAAGCTAAGAAACTTATGGCAAAGCAGCGTTTCTTTTCCCCTGTAATTGTACGAGGTGAAGAAGAGAAGGGTGTTCGTCTTTGGGGTTATTCCAAGACTGTTTATCAAAAGTTGCTTCAACTGGTTCTAAATCCAGACTATGGTGATATCACCGACCCAGAAGAAGGAACTGATCTTACAATTAATTACGGAAAGAAGGCTGGACAGATGTTCCCAACGACAGAAATTTTCCCAAGTCGTCGTTCATCACCACTGCATACAGACCGCAATATTGCTAAGGATCTGATTGATACTGATATTGAGTATAATTCGGTCTTTACTCGTAAGACGCCAGATGAAGTCCAACAAATGTTGGAGCAACATCTATCTGGTGATAATGATGACAGTGCTGGCACGGTTCAGTATTCTCAGAATGACGAGGATGCAGCAGACCAAGCATTTAAGTCCTTGCTTTCTGCATAGACTGGTGCTATAATGGGCAAGGGGGCAAGTCCCCCTTGCCTTGTTTTATGGAGACAAAATGGCAAAAACTAAAACCGGCAAACTTTCAATTGCCGATATGAAAAAATTAATTAATAAGAAAGCAGGTGTTGATGTTGCATTTTCTTTATCCGATGATAACCCAACAGAGGTTAATCAGTTCATTCCAACTGGTTGCAAGTGGTTAGATGGCATTATCAAGCGTGGTGATTGGGGCGGAATTCCTGTAGGTAAGATCAGTGAAATCGCTGGTTTGGAAGCAACTGGTAAATCTTATATGGCAGCACAAATTGCTGGCAATGCCCAGCAAATGGGCATAGATGTGGTTTATTTTGATTCCGAGAATGCTATTGACCCAGAGTTCTTAACTAATGCTGGTTGCGATGTAGATAAACTGCTTTATGTTCAAGCTGCATCGGTAGAGTTTGTGTTAGAAACAATGGAGAGTCTACTTGCCAATAATGATAGCCAAATGTTATTTATTTGGGATTCTATGGCTCTAACTCCATCTGTTTCTGATATCGAGTCTGACTTTAATCCGCTTTCAACAATGGCTGTAAAGCCTCGTATTCTTTCAAAAGGAATGTCGAAGTTGATTCAGCCTATCGCTAACACAAAGTCAACTCTATTGATTCTAAACCAATTAAAAACAAACATTACCAGAACGCCAGCAGAAGCCCTTGTAAGCCCTTATTTTACTCCAGGTGGTAAGGCATTGGCTTATTCCTATTCTCTACGAATCTGGCTAACTGCTCGCAAAGGTAAGTCATCTTTTATCTATGATGATAAAGGATTCCGTGTTGGAACTGAGGTAAAAGCCAAGATTGAGAAGTCTCGCTTTGGAACTCAAGGTAGAGAGTGTAATTTCAAGATTCTATGGGGTGGTGATGAAGTTCGCATCTTAGACCAAGAAAGCTGGTTTGAAGCGATTAAAGGTTCGGAACAGTTGACAAATGCTGGTGCTTGGTTTACACTACACTATAAGGATGGGACATCAGATAAGTTCCAATCTAAGCAATGGTTAGATAAACTTCAAGAGAAAAAATTCCATGACAGAATCATTGAATTGCTTGAAGAGGAAGTGGTAATGAAGTTTGACAAGAGAATTGGTCACGCTTCAGATTTTTATTCAGAAGATAAGGAAGAACATTATGTGGAGGATGTTGATTAATGTCTAAAAGTAAAGTGGGAAATACTGACCTAAAAGGTGGCAATAAAAAGGGTTCCATAAAAAAGAAAACTCGTCAGGGATCTGGAATCTTTACGAAATGCGCTCATAATAAAAATTCAAAGTTGTACAAGAAAAAGTATCGCGGTCAAGGTCGGTAATGGAAAGATCTCTAATAATTGACGGAACAAATATATTTTATAGAGCTTATGTCGTTAATCCTTCTTTATCTGCAAGCGGAGTACCTGTTGGTGGATTGGTTGGATTCTTAAAAACACTCCAAAAACTTATTAGAGAAATGAAACCAACAAAAGTTTTTGTTTGTTGGGACGGGGCAGGCGGGTCTTCAAGAAGAAGATCCGTCGTATCCTCTTATAAAGAGGGACGAAAAGCAATCCGACTTAATAGGACAGATGGGGTTTCTCTTTCTTTGGAAGAGGAAAACCAAAGCAAATTGCGCCAAATAATGCGATTGTTTGAATATCTCGACAACTTACCAGTTGTTCAATTAATGCACGATGGAGTAGAAGCAGATGATATGGTTTCTATTCTATGTCAGGAATTGAGAGGCGAACAGAAAATAATTATTTCAAGTGATAAAGATTTTTATCAGTTGTTAAATGATGAAACAATTATTTATAGACCAATCCAAGCTGTTTTTAAAACAAAAAAGAATATCTTAGATGAGTTTCAAATTCATCCAAACAATTTTGCACTGGCAAGAGCGGTTAGTGGCGATAAGAGTGATAATTTGGAAGGCGTACAGGGCGCAGGGCTAAAAACTTTAGCAAAGCGTTTTCCTTTTTTGGCAGAGGAAAAAGATTATAGTTTAACTGATTTAGTAGATACTTGCGAGGCAACTCAAAACAAATTAAAAATTCATGAAGGCATTATCAACAATTACGATAAAATCCTAAAAAACTACAAAATTATGCAACTATATGTCCCAAATGTTTCATTTCAGGTAAGAGATATAGTAAAAAATGCAAAGCAAAATTATTCAAGATATTATAATAAAACAGAAATCTTGAAGATGATGATGCAAGACGGTTTCCCAGAAATCAACTGGACAGACCTTTTTGCCAATGCAAATAGAATTGCTAATACAAAGAACTAATTATATTCGGAGGTTTTAAGATGAAAAATTTTAAACAAATGGTGTATAAAAATCTTTTTGAGGCTAAAGGACAAAAGCCAGACTTTTTAGATCTAGATAAAGACGGTGATAAAGAAGAGCCTATGAAGAAAGCCGCTGAAGAAGCAGACGATTCTGACGAAGAAGAAGCTCTTGCTGAAGCAGTTATGAGAAGAGTGACGGCTCGCCTTAAAAGACTAAATATCGCTTGACATCAACAACCATTCTTGCTATAGTGGTAGGCCCAACAAAAGGTGATCTATGCGTACAAGCGAGAAAGTGGACTTTTCAAAGTTCGGTAATCTGTTTCAAGAAAATTTAGCCAAACTTATCCTTATGGATAGGGCATACTCTGACCAGATTGGCGAGGTTCTTGAAACTGAATATTTTGAAACGAATTATCTGAAAAGGTTCACAAATCTAATTTATCAATATAAAGAAAAGTATGAGGTTCATCCGTCGATGAACCTCATGGCGTCTCTAATCAATACAGAAATGGGAAAGGAAGACGACTTGGTAATCAAGCAAGTCCGCGATTTCCTTATTCGTATTCACTCAGACCCAGTAGTGCAGGGCGAGGAATACATCAAAGATACTGCTTTGGATTTTTGTAAGAAGCAGAAACTAAAAGAAGCAATCGTAAAATCAGTTCGTCTTTTGGAGAAATCTTCGTTTGACGAGATTAGTGATTTGATTAACGAAGCGCTCAAGTTGGGTCAGTCAAATGATTTTGGTTATCATTATATCAAAGATTTTGAGAAGCGATTTGAAATCAAAGTTCGTAGTCCTATGACAACAGGGTGGAAGACCTTTGATGACCTAATGCAAGGTGGACTTGGCGCTGGTGAACTTGGTGTTGCGATGGCAGGAACTGGCGCAGGAAAAAGTCATATTCTTGTACATTTAGGCTCACAGGCTTTAAAGGATAAGAAAACTGTAGTTCATTACACTTTGGAACTATCAGAAACTGTTGTTGCTCGTCGGTATGATTCTTGCATTACTGGTGTAAAACTTAAAGATTTGAATGTTTTCAAGGATAATATCTTAGAGAAGGTTAAGGAAATAGAAGGAACCTTAATTGTAAAAGAGTATCCAACTCGGTCTATTTCAACGACGGCAATCAAGAATCATCTTTCTAAATTGAAGATGCGCGGAATTAATCCAGATATGATTATTGTGGATTATGCTGATTTGATTAATCCAAAGAAAAGTTATGGAGAAAAAAGACACGACCTTGAGTCAATTTATGAAGAATTAAGAGGCATTGCCCAAGAGAATAAATGCCCTGTTTGGACTGTTTCTCAAACAAATAGAACTGGATACAACGCAGAACTTGTAACAATGGAATCAATTTCTGAAGCTTTTTCAAAATGTTTTGTTGCTGACTTCATATTTACTTTATCCCGAACTACCGAGGATAAAAATAACAATGCAGGAAGGTTTTTTGTTGCAAAAAA